AGCCCGGCAAGTCGATAAAAAACAAACAACGGCAAATGTTTTCAACCAGTTGATTGAAGAACAGAGGGTAAAAAATGCAAATTAGTGAAAATTTAATCAAAGCGATAGCTGTAACGGCTGAGTTAACCGCAACGGAGATTTCAGTTGATGCGGCAAGGGTGATGGCCGAGGATCTAGCGCAATACCCTGAAGAGCTGGTAATGAAAGCGTTGACAAAGTGCAGAAGGGAATTAAAAGGACGTATGTCTCTTGCGGAAGTTATTTCTCGAATCGATGACGGTAGGCCGGGGCCAGAAGAAGCCTGGGCAATGATCCCTAAAGACGAATCCGGATCAGTGGTATGGACTCAGGAAATGGCAGAAGCATTTGGCGTCGCAATACCTTTGATTGATTCTGGCGATACTGTGCAAGCAAGAATGGCTTTTGTTGAGGTGTATCGCGCAAGGTGTGCTGCTGCTAGGGATGCCGGTATTTCTGTTAAGTGGATTCCTTCTCTTGGCCATGACCCGATGGGGCGCGAGCATGTGCTTCTGGATGCTGTCGAGAGAGGACGTTTAACCGCGCAGCATGTGTCTGGATTATTACCGTACCGTGAAGGATCTGCATTCAGTGAAAAATTACTTGGCCTGAGCAATCCTGAACAATGTGATCTTAAAAAGCTTTCAATTGTTTTGCCTGTTAAATCAAGTAAAACGGCGGCGTAATCATGAGCAAGCTAACCAGTTTAGAAAAAGTCGCATTAGTAAAACAGCTTATCAAGCACAAGCGCGATATGGATGTTTTTAGGGAAAAATTTGATGAGTTGTTCGGAGTACAGAACGGGTTCCCGGGTAGCAGTGACGGACACTACCAGGTATTCAGTAGGATTTTTAACGACTACATAAAAATGGTTGCCAATGAAATAGGCGAATCACAGGAAGGAATTGAGTGGTTTGTTTGGGAAAACGACTGCGGAAAAAAAGGATTGCACGCGTGGGCTGGAGATAGAAAACCTAATAATGTTGATATTAGAACTGCTGAGGATTATGTGGCATTTTTAATGATGCAGGATGCGGAAAATAGTAAATCTGAAGATGGAGCAGAGATTCTGAGTAAATGAGTTCTAAGAGTCATGGGCACTTCTGGCACTTTTAACGATGAATAAAAACATCCGCAGAATGCACATAACGCAGGAGTGCTCATGATTGTTGGTTTTAAATAGAGTTAAGAAATGAATTTTAGACCCAAGGGATCAATGTGCATGGCGTGCGAGAAAGTAAAACAGGATTGCTCAAAGTTTGAATTCAGCAAAATGCCAGTTATTGGCACTGATAAGGATGGAACAAAAGTAGTGAAATGTGTTCATTACGAGGTCAAATCAAAATGAAACTCCACCAATCAGGAAACAAAATAATAGTCACTGAGCTTAATCCGATGAGTGATGCGATTTTCACACAGATTGAGATAGATACGGCTCTTGAATCCGTATTACGCGCATCAGGATCTTCATTGAAAAATTACACAATGCAGAAGACGCTTGATGAGATGAGGGAATCCATGAGAGCCGCTATGACCGGTGGCTATATTGCCGGTCTAAAGCATTCGGTAGAAATGACCAAATAATAGTAAATGCAATGCCACTGCGAGCAATGCACATCAGATCCGGCGCAAACTTACACCGAAGATTACAAGCTGGAGTGTCTGAAACGACACAATTTAGCAGTAAAAATATGTGAAATGACAGATCGGCAAGAGCGATCAGCAGAAATAGAAAAATACGGACAGAGGCGCGGGCCTGAAGCGATGCAAAAATTGAAGGAAGTGATTAAAAGACAATGGAATTTGAACCGCTAATTTATGAGGCTATTGTGAGCATAGATGCTGATTTGAGAGGTGATGAAGAAGCTCAGGTAAAGTTCTTTGATTATTTTGATGGACCTGCTTTGCAGCTCTCTGGAAACGGTGTTGATGTGATTCTGAGACTGGATTATGAGCAACTACAGAAAATAGCAGATCAGATAGCTGAAGTTAGGCCGCTATTGGACTTTGGTGGCAGAGAATGAATAGCGCAAACACACTACCAGCAGCCAGACCAAGACAAAAGCGCGAGAAGGTGCATCTGCGTGTAATCAAAGGCGGATTTGCCCCTGCCGACAAGTACGCTGAGACCATGCTGCGTAATAAAAAGCTACACATTGGGGATGTGGTAAAGGTTGATATCGTTAAGATGCGGAATCCAAAATTTAACCGGCTTGTGCATAAGCTAGGTTTGCTGTGCGCACAGAACATCGAAGAGTTTAGCGGCATGGACGGGCACGCGGTAATAAAACGGCTACAGCTTGAAGGAAATATATGCTGTGATGAAATAGCAATAAAAATTCACGGATTCGAGTTTCAAGTCTGGAAATATGTGCGGTCAGTTGTAGAGCCAATTTTATCTTTGATCGGATTCCGAATAAATGACAACGGATTCATGATTTCACGAATCCCAAGAAGCCTGAGTTTCGATAGTATGGATGAAGCTGAATTTCATTGCGCGGCTGAAAAGATATGCATATTCATCGCGGAAAAATATTGGCCAGATCTTTCTCCCGGGCAGATTGAAAGCATGGCTGATCTGATGGTGGATGAGTGAGTAAGTCGATTTATAAACACATTGAGCGCATCAAATCAATGCCGTGCTGTTTATGTGGCGCCAGTGCTCCAAGCGACGCACATCACATTTTAGAAGGTCGAATCAAAGGACGTAGAGCGCACGATTTTTGCACGATACCGCTTTGCAAGGATTGCCACCAGGGCGAACGAAACGGAATTCACGGGCAGCAATTTATGCTGAAAGTAATGAAGCAGAACGAATTGAATTTGCTTGGTGAAACAATGCAAAGTCTATACGGGTAATTTTAATTGAAAAAGGACTGGTGAAATTTTGACTACTGAAGTTATTTTTACGGTGCCAGGGCATCCGGTCGGTAAAGGAAGAGCGAAAGCCGCGCGACGTGGAAAATTCATAACGATGTACACACCAGAGAAGACAGTAAATTATGAAGGTCTAGTGGCGCATTCAGCGCACATCGCAATGGCCGGTCGTGAGTTGATACTTGGTGCCGTTTTGGTTGATCTTGATATCCGGTTGCCAATACCTGAATCATGGTCAGGGAAAAAGAAAAAAATGGCTCTCGACGGATTATTAATGCCAACCAAAAAACCAGACATCGATAATATTTTCAAGGCATGCGCAGATGGAATGAATAACGTTGTTTACAAAGACGACGTGCAGATTGTGGAGACATCGCAACGCAAGCGATACGCAGAAACACCGGGAGTCGTTGTGATCGTGCGTGAACTTAACTTGAAGGTGGCTTGATGTTGATCTGTGTCGATATAAATCATCACCGAATGGATTGACTGATAAACTTGAAAATGCCATGGATAAACTGAAGGTGAAACAATAAACATAAAAAGGAGATGATCATGAGTAAATATTTATTTGTTACAATGTTATTATTGTGCTTTGAAGTTTATGCACAGCAACCCGTCTTGGTTGACCCAAACACCGGAAAATACTTGGGTAATTACAACTCTAATCCGTATGACCCAAATTCAATTTCTAATCCTTATGGCCGATACGGAAATGTATACTCACCTGATAGCGTCAGAAATCCTTACGGTAGATATGGGAATGTGTATCAAAATAGACAGCCAAGTAACTTAAATGCTGTTACACCATCGACAATAGTTTATTGACATAATGCCAAATGAGTGCCGAAAAACCAAAGTATAAGAGGCCGCAACCTAAGGGCGGGAGTCGAAAGGGAAAGCCTAACAAAGTAACAACCGAACTCAAAGACATGATACGTGGCGCTCTTGATGATGCCGGTGGCCAAAAGTATCTGGCATTACAAGCAATGGAAAATCCTGCGGCGTTCATGGGGTTGATCGGGAGAATATTGCCGAAAGATGTAAACCTTGGCGGTCAGCCAGATAATCCAATAAAGATAAGCGACGAAGAACTTGATAGAAAAATTAAATCAATTATCTCCAGAATTGAAAGCTGAGTTAGTAATACTGATTGATGAAAAGATCAGGCGTGAGCGTCTTTATGCTGCAAGGAATGCATTTAAATCAATGTATCCTTGGCAGCTTGATTTTGTTGAAGCCACATCAAAATACTACGAGTCGTGTCTTTGCGCCGCTAACCAGATCGGTAAAACTTTCACAGGAACAACCATTGATGCAATGCATTTGTTGGGCGATTACCCGGAAGGATGGACTGGTCACAAGTTTGAGTTAGCCCCATTGTGCTGGGGTCTTGGTTATTCGATGGAGAAAACCAGGGATTTATTGCAGACAGCATTGTTCGGCATTGTGGAAAACGGAGAGTTATCTGGTGGTTTAGTGCCGAGAGAGCGGATCGTATCTCACGAAAGCGCAATGGGAGCGACAAACGCGATGAGAACAGTTCGCGTGAAACATTCGTCAGGTGAGTTGTCTACTATGCAGTTTTGGTCGTACTCGCAAGGGCAGCATGCGATCATGGGGGATATTGTCGATTGGTTCCACATCGATGAGGAGCCCAAAGATCAAAACATCAGACCTCAAGTATTAACCAGAACAATTAATGGCGATAACGGCAGAGGTGGAAGGGGGATTTACACGTTCACCCCTGAAAATGGCCGCACTGAGCTGGTCGTGCAGTTTATGGATAACCCGAGTCCGGCGCAATTTTTTATGCAGAAAGGCTGGGATGACGCTCCGCACATGACTGCGGAGAAAAGAGAGAGGCTTATCCAGCAGTATCCATTGCACCAGCGGGATATGCGGACAAAAGGAATACCGATGCTCGGGCATGGAAGAATTTATGATCTTGGTGAGGATTATATAACGTGCGATCCATTTCATATCCCAGATCATTTCTTTGTTATAAACGGAATGGATTTTGGTTATGACCATCCGCAAGCGCATATAAGATTAGTCGAAGACCGTGACAATGATATGTTTTATGTTGTCAATGCGTACAAAGCAAGCAAAGTAAGCGCAAACGACGCGTGGGGGGCTGTTAAACTATGGTCGGAGAATGTGCCGACAGCATGGCCGCATGATGGTCTGCAGCACGAGAAAGCAAGGGATGATTCTAAGCAGCTAAAGGTCCACTACGAAGATGCTGGATTTAAGATGCTGCATTCATTCGCGACATGGCCCGAGGGAGGGAATAGTGTTGAAACTGGACTTTACGAAATAAACGACCTGATGCGAAAAGGGAAGTTTAAAATATTCTCTGGATTGCGACAATTACTCGATGAAGTGTTGCGATATCATCGAGACGATAAAGGCAAGATATCTAAAACAATGGATGATTTGCTTGATGCTGTAAGATATGCTTACATGATGCGTAGATTTTCTGTTAGAGTTGGGGATATAGGTGTAAAATCAAAGACAATTAAGTTTAAAGCATGGGGATGATGAGCGATTACTCTGATCACGCGTACGTTTTAAAGTGCTTGAAAGAATCTCAAGACGCAGATAAGGATAACCGGGACGCTGCTCGTGAGGCTCACTTATTCATTGATAAGCGTGATGGGCAATGGGAGCCGTATTGGTGGAATGCTAGCGAGGGGAAGCCTCGATATACGTTTGACATGACCGGGCCTGTTGTCGATGCGATTTCTGGAGAGATTGAACGCGCAGACTTTGGTGTGTCAATAACTCCAGCTGGAGGAGTATCTTCTAAAGAAGATGCCAAGCTGTTTGGCGGGATAATTCGCAGCATTGAAGATCAATCTGGCGCAATTGACATCTACAATATGTCAGCTCGTAACATGGTTACGTCGGGAATAGACGGATGGATGATCGTTCAGAAGTTCCAGGACTGCGACAGTTTCGAGCAGGATCTTGCTGTTGTTCCCATAGCAAATTTCATTGATTCGGTTTGGTTCGGACCATTCAAAAAACCTGACGCATCTGACGCAGAGTGGTGCGTAGTTTTGGAAGCAATGGATAAAGACGAATATAAAGAAAAGTATGGCGATGAAATGTCGCGCGTTTCAGTGGGGGATGGTAGAACTGCTCAGGCATATTATGACAAAGCAGATCAGGTAATAATAGGAAATATATTTTATATAGAGTATGAACCCAGGACTCTGCTATTAATGCAGTCAGGTAAGGTGCTAGACGAAGAAGACAATCAAGACATTATAGATGATATTATCGCCGCTGGAGATTCAATAGCAAAGACACGCAAGCGCAATGAAGCAACCGTGTATTCAAGACTTTTTGACGGCAAAGAATGGCTTAACGAGCCGCAAGAAACGGTTTTTAGTGAAATACCTGTAATACCTGAATTTGCAAACTTTAAAATATTTGAAAATAAAGTAATCTATCGCGGAGTAGTTGAGAAATTGATGGACTCGCAGCGTGTTTTCAACTACAGCAAATCACGCGAAATTGAAGAGGCGGCTCTCGCTCCCAGGGCTAAGTACTGGCTGACGCAAACACAAACCGCTGGACACGAAGATACGCTGGCAACTCTTAACACTAATGCTGACCCGGTGCAGCATTTTAATCCAGATCCGCTTAATCCAGGGACTCCGCAACAATCTGGGGGTGCAATGGTTAACCCTGGCCTGGCTACTTTGTCTGCTGATATGCGCACTGTTCATCAGCAGACAGCAAGCTTATACGCCGCAAGTATGGGTGATAACCCCGGCCTGCAATCAGGTGTAGCGATAAAAAGACTGCAAGATAAAGGCGACGTTGGAACAATAAAATATTTCCGTGCGCATGAGAGAGCTATTGCCAGGACGGCCAGAATACAAGTAAATACAATCCCTCGGGTATATAGTACGGAACGACAAATACGCATACTCGGGGAAGACGGAAGCGCTGATATTCGCACAATTAATCAACCGGTGTTTGATCAACAAACTGGTAAGATGGTTACGGTTAATGACTTATCGATAGGTAAGTACAGTGTATCGTGTTCTTCTGGCCCATCATTTCAAAGTAGGCAGCAAGAGACTGTCGCTGCAATTACTGAGATAGCGATGGTTGATCCATCAGTGATACAAATGGGCAGTGATATCCTGTTTAACAATTTGTCATCTCCGGGTATGGATCTTATCGCTCAAAGAAAACGTCAACAACTGTTTCAAGCTGGAGTTATACCGGTTGAGCAAATGACCGACGAAGAAAAGCAGAAAATGCAACAAATGCAATCACAACCTCAGCAACCAGATGCTGCTACACTGTTATCTCAAGCTGAGATGGCTAAAGCGCAAGCGCAGACAAACAAGGTTAATGTTGATGCGCAAGTTGCTCAAAGACAGCAAGATCGTGAGGATGCTTTAGCCAAGGCTCAAATAGATCAAACCCAGCAAAAGCTTGACATGGATAAAATGTTCAAGATGTTTGAGCGGCAACTTGAGCAACAAAAAGCTATCATTGATACTCAAAACACTTTGGCGGCTACTTTGAAAACTATCAAAGAGGCAACCGGAATAGATAAAATCATTGGTAGCGGCAATGCTGAAGCATATAGCAAGGCAACTAATTTGCTAAATGCTTCCCTGGACATGTAATAAACCGAACGTGACGGTATCACGGCAACCTTTATAAAGGCGTAGACATGACACAAGAAAACCTGCAAGAGATTGACGAGGAGTTGATCGAGAATCCAGAGATGGATAACCCGGAATCAGGTGCCGAGGAAGATGAAGAAACTGTAACTGATGAGGCTAGTCAGGATAAAGATCCTGTTGGTTTTACTAAGCGTATAAACCAGAAGCATTTTGAGCTGATGGAAGAAAAGAGGTTAAGAGAGGCTGCGGAAGCAGAAGTAATTAATCTTAAATCTAAGCTACCAAACATTCAAAAGCCTGTTATTCCTGATTTGCCAGATCCTTATGACGAGGATTATGATGTAAGAATCAAGCAGCGTGACGAGGCCATAAAGAATGCGGCTATCTACGAAGCTAATGAGGAAGCACGTAATAATCAGTTGAAGTCTCAGCATCAAGCAGAGCAAGAAAGAAAAAAAAATGAATTGGTTAAGAGCGTTGAAACTTATTCTGGTAGAGCCAAAGAGCTTGGCATATCTGAAAATGAATTGGCTGTTGCTGGCAAAGCGGTTGCGGCATATGGGATGCTTGATGATGTGGCGCATTTTATATTAAGTGACGATAAAGGACCGGCAATCACGACATTCCTGGCGCGCAATCCATCGGAGCTGGAATCAATAAGCAAACTAAGCCCAATGCAAGCAGCAGTGCATATCAACAACGTTATTAAACCAAAATTGCAATTAAAAAACAAAATTAGCGCAATCCCTGAACCTGCTGACACTTTGAGCGGCGGCGGAGTCACAAGGTCTGAGCGAGGACCAAAGGGCGCTAAGTACGAATAAGGAGTTTTAAGAAATGGCAAATAATTTCGATAGTAACTTTACGCGGAAACTTGCGAGGGTTTTCCTTGAAAAATTTGAATCAGCTCGGATACATTCAAAAAATGTAAACACACAACTGTTGGATGGTAGATTTGATCCCACAAGCGGTGATACTGTGGATTTCAAACGCCCTACAGATTACACGACATCAAGAACAACTGCGGGCGATATAACTGGTGTTCGTAAAGATATCATCACCGGTAAAGCTTCTGGCACTGTGCAGAACTATTTTACTGTTCCAATCGACTGGACTGAGGCAGACGAAGCCATAAAAATGGATCAGCTTGACCAACTGCTGGCACCTGCGGCAACACGCATAGCCACAGACCTTGAGTTGGATTTTTCTAACTTTATGCTAACCAGAGCTGGCTTACTTGCCGGTACAGTAGGTACAGCAGCCACTACTTGGGATCATATTGCTCAAGCAGGAGCCGTTATGATGGGGCATGGTATTCCTCAAGATGCCCCTTGGTATTACACGGTCAATCCTTTTACTCAAAAGAAATTAGCAAGCAATCAAAGATCTCTTGGTGCTGGTGGAACTGCTGGTGAGTTGATTACTGAGGCTCATCAAAAAAGCACAATAAGCAATATGTTCGCTGGGTTTGATCGTGTGATGACAGCAACTACATTGCCGCGTTATACAACTGATGCAGCAAGTGATCGAGCTGGTACCCTAACAGCAACTCCAACAGCTACTTATGTAGGCGCCAAAGACTCAATGACTATGAGTATTGCTGTAACTTCGATGGGTGCAAATGCCGTTGTTGCCGCAGGTGAGATTGTCCAGATCACCGGGCGAAATCGTTTGAACTTATCAACACGCAGAACCATACTTGATGACACCGGAGCTGTTATTTTATTTACTGGTGTTGTTACAGCAGCAGTGACATTGGGCGCGAGCGGAGAGGGAACTCTTGTGATTTCAGGTCCTGCAATTTATGAGTCAACAGGTGCTTACAATACTGTATCTTCCGCGGTTACATCAGGAGACGTTGTTACCCGTCTAGGATCTGCGGGAGTTACTCTTCAGCCAAATATGTTCTGGCATAAAAACGCATTCTCTATAGGTTCCGTGCCGTTAAAAAAACTGTATGCAACTGACACAATCGCAACAACAGAGGACGGTTTGCAAATTCGTGTATGCAAATACTCTGACGGTGATGCTAACAAACAAATTGTGCGGTTTGATTTCCGTCCCGCCTACGCTTGTTTGAATCCGTTCTTTGCCGGTCAAGGTTGGGGCAGCTAATATCAAGCGGGGCTTCGGCCCCGTATTAACATGATTGAGGAGTTGATATGAATATGATCAAGTGGATTAAAAAGAGTGGAGTTGAAGTTGTTACTAATGACTTGCCGGAGAATATAGAGGCGGCTGTTAGTCTAGGATGGACACGCAAAGAAGAATCGAAGAAAGAAGAACCGAAGAAAGAAAATAAATAATGGCTACCGTTGCGCAGGTTGCTAAAGCGTCTCTGCAAAGAATCCTGGTTCAGGGTGCTGATGCAGATTTACAAGCCTCGGAGTATCAGGATTACATCTTTGCGCTGAATAACTATATGTTGGCGCTTGATGCTGATGGGATAGCTCTTGGGTATACTGTTGTTTCTGATCTAGGTGATGATGTAACTGTCCCCACCGGGGCCTTGCGCGGCATAATTGCAAACATGGCCATAGAAGTGGCTCCTGACTATAACGGAGTTATAACACCAGGGTTGCAAATAGCGGCTGCTGAAGGAATGGCAACTATGCGCAAGATTGGTCAAATAAGCATACAAACGGAATATCCAGCAAACTTGCCAAGGGGATCTGGAAATCTGCCAAATAGCAGATATTCAAATTTTTACCCTGATCTTGAAGCAGAAATCCTTGCTGAGACAACCGGATCAATCGGGTTGGAAACTGGAACACCATAATGACAAATAGAACACGAGGCAGAAAGATTAGTGAGTTTCCGTCAGCCACAACATTGCCTGCAAATACGGAAATTAGTTTTATAGCTGACGGAGTGAATTATCAGATACCTTTGGCCGAGTTCCAATCTTCTCTCGGTGTTACCGGGACGATTGTGCAGGATGGTGATATTACTGGCGTACCGATACTTGACACACAAGGATCTGTAAATAACATAAGGAATATTGAATCAGGCGCGGGAATATCTGCTTCAGTTTCACCAGAAAATGGTGTACTAATTGAGCATAATTTTCAAGCAGGAACAGGTGGTCAGCCAATATTAACAAATTCTTCAGCCTCCAGCCCGCAAATAGGCAACATCATAGCTGGTGCGAATATATCGGTTGCTGCTGTGTCGGGTGGTGTGCAGGTAACTGCATCAAGTTCACCGATACCTGTGACGGCAGTAATAGTAAGTTCAATGTCCGATTTCCCAGCGGCTGTCACTGGGGTGATCACATTACCAGCAAATACATATTACATGCTGATGGCTGATGTAAGCACAGTAAATCGTTTTGATGTGAGTGCCGGAGGAATATCTATACAATCAATAAACAATTCTTATCCGGCAAAGATAACGTACACCGGATCTGTTGATATGTTTACCGGTGTTGGTGCTAGTTTTATAATGTCAAACATTAAGATTGCCGCAGCATCTGGGCAGGTTTTTAACCTGACTGATAATACCGGACTTGCTTTATTTAGTTTATCAAATGTTGTGATAGACAGTTGCAACAAACTCGGAGTTATAGCTGGTAGCAGTTTTGGTGAAATTAGAATAAGTACTCTATATGCAAATAGCGTTATTACAGACGGATTTAACTTCGGAAGCGCAACAGTTATAAAGTTTTCGGCCAAAGATATCGTTGCTACAGTTGCTGCCGGAGTCCTGTTTAAACTCGGAACTGCAGTGTTTAGTGACTTTGCATTGAATCGCGCAAGGGTTGATCTTGCTGGTGGTGTGTCGTTGTTGTCTGGCGCCGCGGCATCCGCAAACATATCATCAGGAAGCCTTGGTACAGTTATAAACTGCAAGACAACGGGCGCAGGTACTCCTTTGTCAACAATCGCTGTTACCGATAACCGTTGGCAGTTTTTGGCTAATAGCAAGATACAGGATACAAGGCCGAGCGGTTTAATATCTTTAAATGGCAACGCCACGGCAACAACAATTTCAGTGGCCGGAACGGCTGTAAAAGCGAACGGCAACAATGCTTGGGTGAATAAAGGAACGTCTCAATTTACCGCTGCTGTTGATGGTAAGTTAACGTACACGGGGGAGAAGGATGCGATAATGTCTATCTCAATAACCGCATCAATAAGCCCGTCATCTGGAACAAAATCAGTCAGCGGTTACATTGCTGTTAACGGAGCGATTATTGCCGAGACAAAGTCAACTGCATCCGACGTTAGTACGATAACAACTATTTACAATATGATATGGAACAGAACATTTGCTACCAATGATTATATTGAGTTTTGGGTTGCTGATAACACCGATACTACAGGAGTTGTGGTGGTCGATGCGGTAATAAGGATAGCTTAAAATGACCGTAACCACTCTTCCGATTGCTAACGGATTTTACATAAGCGATAGCTTACCTTTGTCTGCGCAGCAGTGTGTTAACTGGTATCCTAACGTTGAAACTGCGGAAGTTTTAAACAAAGAGACTTTGATCGGAACACCAGGAATTAAGCAGATTGCAACATCAGGGTTATACAACCAACAGAATCGCGGATCTCATGTGATGTCTGGAGTGCCATATTTTGTAAACGGCAACGGGCTTTACAGGCTTGAGGATGATCTTTCAACTCTAACTCTAATCGGATCGATATCTGGTAGCGTAAGGGTATCGATTGCAGATAACGGCCATCAATTATGCATTGTTGTGCCGGGAGCAGTAAGCACAGGATATATTTACAATTGGTCTACCGGAGCACTCGAAGAAATAACCGACCTTGATTTCAAAGCAAATGGCCAGCCGCAAATTGTTGTTTATATCGACGGGTATTTTCTGTTTTCAACAGATAGCAAAAAATTTATTGTTTCTTCGCTAAATGACGGATTGTCTTTTAACGCTCTTGATTTCGGTAGCGCAGAATCAGACCCGGATGATATTGTTTCTCCTTTTGTTTTTAACAATCAATTATATATTTTTGGGTCTCAAACAATTGAATCATACCAAAATATTGGCAGTGCTGATTTCCCTTTTCAGAGGTCCGGTTTATTTATACAAAAAGGATTAAGTTCAAAGTTTGGCGTTACCACCTCAAGCAACTCTTTTATTTTTGTTGGCGCCGGGAAGAGAGAATCTCCGGCGATATGGAGATTAAATGGTAATTCGGTCGAGAAGATATCAACAACCGCTATCGATACTCTTTTAAGCGGACTTTCTGCCAATGATGTAAGTAATATTTTCACTTGGACTTACGCTCAAAAGGGGGCGTATTTTGTGGGGTTCTCGTTGCCTGGAACCACAATAGTTTATGACGAAGTATCGGGAAGATGGCACGAAAGGAAGTCAAGATTAACTGACGGTTTCGGTGTGCCAAAGAACATAACTTATAGGGTAAATTCAATAGAGAATGCGTACGGGAAGGTTTTGGTTTCTGATATTTTGGATGGGCGGGTAGGATATCTTGAATCAAACATACACACTGAATATGGCAATAATATTGTTAGAGTGATAGCTACGCAGCCATTTCAAAATAATATGCGACCAATGTTTATCCCTATGATTGAGTTAACTGTTGAATCTGGAGCAGGAAACACAGATACGATCGATCCTGTAATTGAAATGGAGATAAGTAAAGACGGCGGAAAAACTTGGTTTTGTCAAACTTCCCGGGCAATTGGAAAAATTGGCGAATACGGCAAAAGAGCAATCTGGCGCAGGAATGGAAGAATAGAAAGATTCTTTGTTTTGAGATTTACTCTTTCAGATCAGGTGAAGCCTGTTATACTTCAGCTTACGGCTGATATTATCGGTGTATAAATGCCACAAAATCAAATAAAACTCAACGTTGGATTGCCCATAATAAATGGCGATGGAACGGTTTCCCCTCATTTTCAAAGATATCTGCTGCAACTACAAAATAGCGTAAACATTGTTTCAACAGGATCTCCGGAGAACGTAATAGAGGCTCCGCAATACTGCGTTTATGTTGACGAAACAATCCCTGCAGCGCCGGTAATTTACAGAAAAATGCTACCAGATATAGGTGGTAACAGGAAAAAGGGATGGGTTATTGTATGATAACTTGCGATAGAACATACGATGTCAACGTAATAAAATCAGTGATATTTGATCCGGTAATATGGGATTGTATTACCGAGGATGGTGGTCATACGCAAGATGGATTCGACGTTGATACAGTTAGCGAGTGCTGGCTTGAGATAAAGAGAGATAACGATCTTATAGCAATATATAACCTGCATGCGCTGAATAGCGTAACTTTGCAAATACATGCTCATGTTTTGCCACAATACCGAAAAGAGTTTAGCCGAGAATCCGGCCTAGCTGCTCTAAGATGGATTATAAATAACACTGATTATCAAAAGATTGTTGCCACAATTCCATCAATTTACGACAACGTGAAAAAGTTCACTGAATCATTTGGGTTTATTGTTGAAGGCATTAATCGATTGAGTTATAAAAAGAACGGTAATCTGTGCAGCCAATGGCTCATGGGTGTAACAAGGGGTGAGCTGGAATGGGTAAAATAGTTAAAACGATCTTTGGCGGTACTGACAAAAGCGCTCAAAAAGGTCAGTCAGCGCAAAATGCTGCCGCGACAGATTTCATCAAAACACAAGGGGCTCAAGCTAGGAGCGATTTGTTGAGTCTTGGGCCGGCTGCGGAAGATGCAAGAAATTCTGTATATCAGGGAGCTCTTGATGTTTTAGGTCAGACAATACCTGGTCAAATAAATGCGTTTACGTCAGGCAACGCGGCGGCTCAAGCCGCTATACTTGGCGGAGATCCAACCATTAATACAATATCTCCAAACACGTCATTTAGCAGCCAGAAATTGCCGAAATACCAAACTATTGCCGATGCTTTAACCGGCGGAAGTTTTGAGACAAAAAACAAACTTGCTAATATAAAAACAGATGCGGATCTTCTGCGTGCTGCTGCTAATGGTGATATACCTGGACTGAGTTCTGCTGACCGGCAATGGTATGGTCAGCTTTTGCAACAAACACCAGATTTCTTAAGCTCCACTAGGTTTGTTTCAGATCCTAATTCAGCAATTCAGAGTGTGTCAGGTAATGGCAGCGGTCTTGATCCAACTAATCAAATTAGAATGCAAAACCTGCTTACACGATACGGAGCGATGCTCTAATGGCCCAAACAATATTTGGCACTGGAAATTCAGCAATATCAAGCAATGATATAAGTCAGTTTCTTTCCAATCCAAATCTTACACCAGACCAGATACTATCTGCTGCAAATGCAAATGGCGTTAGTTTGAGCCAGATACAGGCCGCAGCTCCCAATGACCCAAGATTCACCAATCAAGCGGCTATGCCATATCTGGCTAGCCAAGGATATACAGACCCTGGAACAATGACGCAAACATCTGTGCCAGGAGCGCCACAAACTGGGTTGATTGGGTCTGAGGCGGCATTGCAAAATGGCTTGACTGGGTCTCTGGATGCTTTGCAGCAAGGTAACTCACAAGCAAATTCAGTTTTGCAGAGCGGAATATCCGCACTTGATCCGTTTGTCAAAGCGGGAAGTTCTGCTATTGATTTGCAGGCTGCGTTATCTGGCGCACTTGGGCCTGAAGCTCAGGCGCAGGCCTTTGCCAACTATAACTCAAGCCCGGGACAACAATTCCTGCAAGACCGAGGAGAGCAGGCGGTATTGCGAAATGCTTCTGCGGTTGGTGGACTTGGAGGCAGCAGAGTATTGCAGGAATTGCAGAGGCAGGGTATAGGATTCGCACAGCAAGATTTCGGGAATAGTTTTGATAGACTTGGACAAGTTTCCGGGATGGGGCTTAATGGTGCAAACATATCTGCAAATCTGACCGGGCAGATGGCTAATAATAATTTCAATTACGGTAATAATGCCGCTAATTACGCATTTAACACCGGTGGCGCATTGGCATCTGGAAGAACTCGAGCAGGTGAACAGCTTGCAGCACTTAATAGCCAGCAGGGATCAGGAGTGGCTGACATTATTAATCAGGGCGGAAGCAACTTGGCGCAATTGCTTGCTGGGGCCGGAAATGGGAATGCTGACACAAAAATGCAGCTTGCACAATTACTTTCAAGCCTAGGCATGACGCAAAGCGGACAGGTTGCCGGCTTGCAAGGTGTTCCGGGAATACAGCAAACTCAAGGCGTTCTTGGAAGCATAGGGCAGGCGGCATCCGGTATCGGAACAGCAATGATGGCATTTGCATAGGTGGATTATGGATAATCAGCCAAGTACTTACTCAAAAATAGCTAACGCGTTGCAGGGGTTTGGCGCCGGTGTTGCTGGTCAGGGTCCTTATTTTATGCACGTGCAGCAGCAACAGCAACAGCAGTTGAGCGAAGGCAGAAAAATGGCTTTGCTACAAGACGCTTATACTGTGCAGCAGAATTTACAAACAGGGAATATACCAGCGGCTCGCGCTACCTTAATCAATCGATTGTCGGCTATACGCAAGCTTGGCGGAGATCCAAGTGACACCATGGGAGTCTTACAAAAGATCGAGGATGGTGACATAGAAGGCGCTCATGCTGATGTATCTACTGTTGTTAATTATGGCCAGGCGGCCGGATTGCTAAAAGTACCAAAAACACAACAGCCGCAACATCAAATAATAAACGGTCAAGCAGTTACTATAGATCCGTCAGGGAAAGCCACTGCTGCACCGATCGAAGGATTTGTTGCGCCGCAAGCTAAACAGAATTTACCAAAAACACAAATAGTTAACGGTCAGGTGGTAACTATTGATCCATCTACAGGTCAGGCTACTGCGGCACCTATCCAAGGTTTGCAGCAAGACCCCGTGCAGGCTGCAAATCTACGAAATCAGGCTATAGATCAAAGCTTGCGCGCGAGAGCAATTGCTGTGCAAGAGTCTGCAGACAGGAGATTGAGTTCAAAGATTTCAGCAGGTCTTGAAAAAGTTTTGCTCACTTCTCAGGATTCCACGGTGGCATCACAGCGTAGAGCAAATAAGTTTGATCTTTTAGCCAACGACTTCGAGAAGCTGAAAATACAGGGTGGATTAAAATCAACAGCAGAAGAATCATTAAAATCTTTGCTTGGAACTCAGGATGCTATATCTGAGTTTAGGCGGCAAGTTAACGAAACAAGAATGTCAGAAGCGATTAAATTATTGCCACCTGGAGCGGCATCTGATGCTGATATACGCCTAGTTACGTCAACCCAGATTAATGCTAATGCAAGCGCGGAACAAACGGCGGCATACTTAAGAGGCGCGGCTAAAATATCAAGAATAGAAGCTGGCTACAATCAGTTCAAATCTGATTTTATAAGCAATAAAAGCACTGGGAAAGGATTAAACCAGGCGTGGCGTACCAAAGTTAATGCACCAACTCTGAAGCGTGATGTTTCTGTCGCAGAACTTTATGAGACGGCGCAGAATCGCGGCACCACGCCGGAAGATATCGCCAATCAACTTGGGATTAAAGGACCATTGTACTAATGGCTGATTTATTGGATGAATTGGGAAGTAAATCTAGCGAGCGTATAGGCGGTAATGTGCGGCGTATCGGTGGTGACTTACTTGATGAGGCTGGAATAAAATCAAATAATTACGATATGCTATCACCACGCCTAACCGAGCAGCAAGCTAACGACACTCACACAAAGCTGCTAGACCAAATCAATAACGACATGAATGGATTCCAAAAGTTTCTTGTCGGTGCCGGTCGTGGGATGATGACTGTTGCACGAGGCGTAGGGCTTGCTGCGCCTGAAGACCCTTTGACTAAAGAAGCTTTCGGAAGATTATCAAAGGATAGTTTGGCTGCAAATGCCGGAGAGATAGTTGGCGAATCTGCGCCTTTTCTTGCTGCCGCACCTATAGCCGGAGCTGGTCTTGCAACATCGACAGGTAAAGTTATAATCCCTGCCGTAAAGACTCTTGCTGGTAAAATAGTTGGATCAACAATTTTAGGGGCGGCTCAGGGTGGGATATTGGCAAATGGTAAAGGGGCGGACGCTGTTGAAACGTTGGCTTCCGCTGGCGTCGGTGGCGCTGTTGCAGGTGGTATTGAGGCTATCATCCCTTTGCTTGGTAAGCTTGGCCGTGCGGTATTCGCAAAACTTGGCAGAGAACCTAAAGGGCCTCTTTTAACTCCACAAGGAACACCAACACCAGAATTTCAAGATGCTCTAAATAAAACCGGCACGTCATTTGATGATCTTACAAAAACAGCATTTGCAAGCGTAAATAAACAGGGTGTTAATCCAGAGCAAGCTGCTAGAGCTGTAAGGTTTGCTGATCAAGGTATACCAGCTACTGCTGGTGATATAACGCAAGATTTCAGCAAGCAAGCAACAGAGCAAAGGTTATTGCAGCAAGCCGGTAACGATGCTTCGGAGCCTCTGAGGCAAATGAAACTAGCTCAAAGCGAGGCTTTTAAAACCAAGGTTAATGAGTTGGTTAATACTCTCGGAGTTCCTGATGATATTGGTGACTCGGTTAAAGCTGCTTTGACAAGCAGGAAGCAAATGCTTAGATCAGAGAAAAACGCTCTCTATAAAGCTGTTGCAGATTCATCTCCTGAGATAAAGAATTTCCCTATAATTACCGACAAAATATCAGCTGCAATGCCTGACGCTAACACCATAGAGGATCTTTCGATTACAGCACCTGAAGCTGTAAAGCAAATTAAAACGGCATTGGCCCGCTTTGGAGTAGACAAAAGCGATGACTCATTGGAATTGCTATCTAAATCAAAACTAACACCGCAACAATTAACTGTTGGCAACCATGACCGGCTGAGGAAAGTATTAGGTAATATCGAGCGCGCAGACCAAACAGGTGCTGCATCGGTTATGACTGGGCCAATTAAATCTGCTCTTGATGCTGAGATGGACATGGTAGACGATCAAATACGCTCAGCTGGAATTGCGAGCAAAAGTTCTTTAGATCAATTGTCGCAAGCCCGTGGCATAGTGAGAACCATGAAAACAGAGTTTTCCCCGCAAGCGATAACCGGGCGCTTGATAGATGTTAAGCGAGACGGCGTAACTCCGGTTATTGAGTCGTCAAAGGTTATTAAAGAGCTGTTAAAAAATGGCGATGCAGGTATTGAAACGCTGCAAAGAACAATGGAAAGCTTAAGAAATTCTGGGGCAAACGGGAAGAAGGCTATAAGTGATTTACAAGCGTCCACCGTATTGCATGCTCTTAACGCGTCTTTAAAATCAACATCAAGAAAAGTTAATGGAATCGAGACTGTAGGGGGAGATCAATTCGCGAAAGCCCTTAACAATCTTGGAGATGATAGGCTAAAAGAGATTTTCAAAGGAAATGAAAAAATGCTGTCACGGCTATCTAATCTTAAACAAACCGCACTAGATATGTCGCCAGCTACCGCAGCTACTCCAAAAGGGTCTGCGCCAGTTATTCTTGACATATTAAATAGGGCAGGTAGCATTCCAGGTCTGGCTGCTTTCCGAGATGCGGTAAATTACATTGTTAAGGCTGGATCTGATGAAAGAGCCGTGCGCCGGGCGATGAACGCAAAGCCAGCTTACAAACAGGTTGTATCGTCATTTGAGAGAGATTTCCCAGCCATCGCATCGGCGCTGGGTGTGTCGGCGGTCGTGCCACAAATTACTGAGGATAATAAATAATGGCAAGATTTGGAAGTTTAGGGACTCAGTATTTTGATAATTCCGGAGATCCGTTAATTAGCGGGAAGATATATTTTTATGAGTCAGGAACAACAACACCAAAAAATACTTATGCCGATGAGTCTTTGCTAATAGCTAATGCGAATCCGGTTATTCTGAACGGATCTGGACGGCAGCCAAATGTATTTTTTAACGGCACAGCCAAAGCTCTATTAACAAGTGGCGCTGATGTACAAGTGGAGGTTAGAGATCCTGTCGGAAGCTCAAGCACAACAAATTTCGACACATGGAATATTGACCGCATTTATGATATACCAGAGGTTGTATCTGGATCTGACAATGCTTATTACAGATCAACCTCAGACAATAATATTGGCAACGACCCAACTACTCCAGGTACAACATTTTGGAGCGAGGTGAGATTTATCGAGGTTTGGGATGCTGATGTAACCTACGATCAAGATATTATAACTCTTGCGCCTGATGGAAAACTGTACCGATCTACAACAAGCAATAATCTTGGTCATACACCCTCATCATCGCCAACTTTTTGGCAATCTCTTTATTCTGGGGTTGGGAATAGCGTTGTAACAGTAAATACAGGTCTCGGGTACGCATCAACAAATACAAAAATACGCAGACATAGTGTTATCGAAGAAAACTCTGGCACAGATATAACTTACACTGATAGTGTTACAGATGGTGAGTCGTTTACTATTAATACGCCAGGTCTTTATCAGGCAACTGTCAGAGATTTAAAATCCACAACCGGATGCTCAATTGGAATATCTAAAAATAGCAATCAGCTTACTACAGATATAGCAAGCATAACTGCTGCGCATCGTAAGATGTTTATTTCAATAAACACCGGGAACCCCACGGTGGAATTATCCGTATTAATTTATTGCGAGGCTGGTGATGTATTGAGACAACATGACAGCGGGGCAAACGATAGTACATCAGCATTATCAATGTGCAGTGTAAGAAAAATTAACAATATTTAAAAGGTATAAAAATGCCATATATAGACATAAACGGTATAGCTGGAGTTATTTCTATAAATAACCCAACGTTTTTCTCTGACACAACATCAGATCCCACGTATGATTACTATTTTGAGGCTAGCGGACCTAATGTTCTTCGTTCTGCGCTTACAGGCTGGGTAAGGTATAGATCAAAAAAGGATGGATCAGAAGGTAGCTATGCGAGAACTGGAGCAATAGGTACTGCATCCGATGCGTACATACACCCAGGGCCAACAGGATCGGCTTATCTGACTGCGCAAAAGTACGGGGAGGACGCATAATGGAATGGTGGAAAAGGATGTATCGACAATGCCGAGCAGCGCTTGGGATTGCATCATTAAGCTACTCAGGATCAACCGTTACAGGGTTAATCGACCCAAGGACGGGTCTTGCAGTTACGGGCGTTCCGGTATACACTTGGGCTGCTGCTAACGATTCAGCCGCAATGTTAGCTAATGCCGGAACCCCTATTTTGATATCCGACATAGCGTCTACTGTGTCTCAGTCATATTCTCTTTGGATAGTTAATGCTGCGGGGACTGCGATAACTCCTTTATGCACTCCAATATACACTCTAGCCACAATTCCTGTGGCCGCTGCTGGTAATACAAACTGGAAAATATTTTGTAGTGATTATGGACAATTCGGCGCAGAGCTTAGAAGCACCGGAGCTATTTGGCGGACAGTGGGCGGAAATAACCTAATCTACAAACGTACAACTGGGCTGGTGTTGGTAGAGCCTAATAATGTCAGTGCGACAGGTGTGGCTGTAGGGCCTAATAGTGGCACAAGCATAGCTTTTTCCGGTGCGCATGGTTTAACTACAGCAATTTGTGTGACCGCCGGGGATGCTTACCTGAACGTAGAGTCGGGGACAGGCTGGACAGTTGGGCTAGTAAAGATATTATCAATCCCTGACACTACACACGTTGAAGTCGCGGGAACTTATGCAAACACGCCTACAATTTCTATTCTTAATACAGAAGTTACAATAGATTCAATAACCATTCCGCCGCTTCTTGCAACTTCGACAGTTTCAGTAGAAGGAAATGTTAGCGCAACAAACTCTGGTGGAACAAAAACTATAGGACTTAAGCTAGGGTCTACCTCTCTTAATACTTTAGCCTATGTTAATGCAGCTTGGGACAGGCTGGCAATAGGGTTTTTTAATGCAAATGCTACAGATTCTCAAAAAGCTTTAACTCCTCCCAGCAGCGCTAATGATTACGCAGTATCTACAAGTACACCTAATACTGCGGCAGTACAAACTAACGTTGCTACAACGCTTACCATAACCGCAAAGCCAGCAGCAGCTAATGAGAGACTTGGAGTGGAGCGTTTATCAGTATTTGTGAGTTCGTAATTATGACTAACTACACACTATCTAAATTGCAGCAGCGTGGGCCAAGAGCTAGACGTATAGTAGCAATGCGCGAGATTTCTCCGTCAGCAATAGGAGCTCCTTACGATCCCGGTACTGCTAATATTCAGCGGTGGCGTGATTTTGCGTACACCGACCCGGTTACTGGATCGGTATTCCCCACCGATTTTAATGTAATGTTTGGAACTGGAACAAAGAATTTTATTCAGAACCTCCCAAATAATGGGGCTATAACAAATATTGATGATTGGCAGACAACCACTATCACTCAAATGACTCTTAAGGATGGAAGAGTATCAAATGCTGTGACGCAGGTAGATATAATAACCAATGCTCCACCGCCAAACAATCCTCCGCAGCAGCCTTATCTTGTGCAAGCTCAGGCTGTGGGTGGTTATCCTCGTGTGCCAAAACTTTATATAAAGTACGACGTTATTATCCCAGGGAATATAAGAAGTGTTCTGTCGAGTTCGATAGATACTTCTACTGATGACTATTGGAAAACAGAGATTGATATTAAAACTGGAGGTTACGGCGGAGATTCAAGCGACGGGGATTTTAAATGGAGCTTGGGTCTTCAAAATAACGGAGGTTTGCACTGGGTTATGAATTGGATAAATCTTGGACATGATTCGGTCAATAGAGAAATATCATTCGCCGGAGCATCTGGGCAAATTTATGTAGGTGATACGATAGTCTGTGGATTAAATGAGGCAACTGGTATTGTAAAAGCAGCAAAACTTACATCGGGGTCGTGGGGATCTTCAGGTGTAGGAAAGCTTGTTGTTTTGCCGACATCGGGAAGTTTTTCATCAGGGAAAACTCTAAAAGTTAATGGAGTAACTAAAGCAAATTCGTCTAGCGCAGGCGTTGCTATAACCACAAATTATAAGTATGACCAACTAATTTTAGCCAATGATTTCGGTTTGCCTACATCCGGGATTGATGAATGGGTGACTCTGGAAATAGAAGTTACTGTGCCAGAGTCTCAGGACGATATAACAACTGGAAGAACTTGGATAGCGATAACAGACAAAAACAATGTCAGAACTTTGTTGTGCGATAGGGTTGGAGGGCTTGCTTGCGGAGCGCTCGGGTTATCTGTAACAAGACTTCTTACGCCAGAGCTATACGGTAGACCGGCAGGCTTGTCATCAACATGGGCTAACTGGGAACTGTGGGACGCATGTCCGTACCCGCAACTGTGACCTTTATCACATACAAATAAAATAATATGTTTATCATGAAGAGAGGATAACTACAAATGGATGCACAACAAATGATAAACGTTCTATTGGGACTCGTTGCATTTTTTGGCGGGTGGGTCATGCACTCATTCAAAAGCCAGATTAGAGATAATTCTGAGGCTATTTCAAAGACCACTGACCGGCTGACTGAAGTCGAATTACTTGTAGCGGGCAAGTACATTACACGTGATGAAATGTTGGCACAAAATCTGACACTACTTAATGAACTACGAGATATTCACAAGGATATTCAAACGTGCATGTTCCGAAACCGGCGTAAAGACGACGATAATTCTGATAGTTGCAGGGTTTGATTAAAATAGTTTATCATACGGTTCCTGATATAAATTCATAATGGAGATTGTAGAAAATGAATAGCAAAGAAATTGAAGAATTAAAAGCGATTCGGGATCAAGCTGATGATATTGTGACCGACCCGGCACCAGTCGAACCAGTCGAACCAGTCGAACCAGTCGAACCAAGCAACTAATGGCACTCTTGGTTGAACTGGCTGTTAAATATGGCGTTAAAATTCTTGTAGTTTTAACGCTTATTTTGTCTCTAACTGCCGGTTATTATTACTGGAAACATAGCGTTGAGAGAGGCGCTAGGGCTGAGGAACGTAATCAATGCACCGCCGAGCGTAATAAGTTCCATGACGACGCGGACGCGTTTAAAAAGGCACGTTCTGAGGAAGTTGAGAAGATAAATCAATCTGCTGACGAGAGGGTTAGAAATGCTGAAAAATTGGCAAATGAATTGCGCACTGCTGACAGTCGCACTCCTATTCCTGCAAGGGTGTACATCCGTACAAACCCGCGAGATTCCTGTGACGGTGGAGTGCCCGAAGATATTGGAAATAAAGCCGGATCTGCGAGCGGAAACGGAGGCTCTAACCAAGCGGAACTTCCGGCAGGAAATATTAGAAAGCTTGACGAAATCTTACGATCCGTGAGGCAATTGCAAATAAATTGTGGGGAGATTTTAAGCGATGTTCCTTGAATGAGAAGCTCAATAAATTACACTAAAGGTTATCGATATCAGCTTGAGTGCGATGCGTTCTTCGATACACCGTTAAGACCTGTAAACGCGATAATTACGGAATATATCGTATTGCTACCATGCGGGCAGCTAATAATTCGCAAAGGCTACGCATGGAACGGGCCGAATTTTCCTGCAATACACACACGGCAATCAATCATAGCATCGCTTCCGCACGACGCACTATATCAGCTTATCTCACTCGGATTGCTTACCGATGATTGGCGCAAACAAGCTGATTATTTGC